GCGGGCGTGAAGATGCCCGACGGCACGACGCTGGACGAAAGCGCCAAGCGTTCGACAACCGCCCTCGATGTGCTCGCGCATTCGGACTGCACGCTGGAGGAGCGCGTCGCGCAGCTCGAATCGCTGCTTGTAAGGATGCTTTCGGGCGATGTCCTGATCCCGGAACTGCAGGTCAAGAAATTGGGCGTCTGGGGCGGCAACAACATCGTCGTTACGGGCGAGGGCGCTCCGTCGAAGGCTCCCGACCGGGCCGGACAGTTCTACATCGACACCAAGAACAATGCAGTCTACCATTCGGTCGGCAATAACGCTGTTTCGGACTGGAAAAACAACTAAACACTCTCCCCGTGTCACAAATCAATAAATACCCGGACAAAGCCGCTTACGAAGCGGATGCTTCCCGGCTTAAAACCCGGTCGGCGGTGTCATACCTTGAAGACGACGGCGAGGTGATCTACGACGGCGTGAATGTCGTTGTCTGCCGGGATGCCGCGGACGCCGGCGATCTGGCGGTCTTCGACAAAACGGACAGTACGCTGAAGTTCGTCAAGGGGGCGACACTGCTTTACGACCAGTTGCCGCCGGAACTCGTCCCTATGGCCGTGGTCTACGGTCGCCGGGGCGACAAGGTGCGCATCGTTGCCCTGCGCCATCTGGATTTTTACAAGTGGGCAGTGGCGTATGAAGTGAAGCTTTCGGGCTTCGATCTCTCTTCGGGCGGCAGTTTTACGCTGCATATTTACATCTCGGATTTCGAGTTCACCTATCCCGCCGGGGCAACTCTCGTAAGTATCGCGGCGCAGATCAATGCGAACTCCGATATTACGAATACCTATTCATGGAAAGCCACGGCGTCGGACGAGCTGAATGCCATTGTCATGGAGTGCAATGCGTGGTCCACAACCGAAGGCCATAAAAAAATATCCGCTTCGGGCTGCACGCTTACCAAGCATGCGGAAGATGTCGATTACCAGACCACCACTGCCATTATCCCCCAAAACACGACGGTCAACGTACGCCGCAGAAATGGCGCTGACTCACAACTGGCCGGATGCGACAACGAAGTGTTTCTGGAGTACTACAGAGAGAACGGCACGACGGGAACCAATATCCTGCCGGGCAGCTCGACAATCATCCGGGAGAGCGTTTTCACCCAGACCGACAACCCGGCGCTGGTTGCGGCCTATCCGACCTACCGGGACTATCTTTTCGGGGAGCACTTGGCCCAATATCCGTCGGCTTACGGGGCGTTCCTGCAGGACGGCAAAAGCAATACGGCCATTCTCGCCCGGAAAACAAGGACCGACTTCTACGGTAAGACTGTTCCGTGCTATCCGGCCGCTGCCGCAGCTGCGGCCTATGGGATGCAAGTCGCGGGGATGACTACGGGGCTGGAAGCCGGGGCATGGTGGCTGCCCTCGGCCGAGGAACTGTGGCTGATGGCCAAAGGTCTCTTATTCGCGCAGCCTTACGATCCGGTCAATCGGACATTGTCCGTGTCGGGGAAAGTGATCGCCAAGGCGGATTACATGTCCTCGTCCTCCGAGCGGAGCAATCTCTATTATTATAAAGTCAACAAATACGGAAATACAAGCTGGGCGATCGACAACCAGCCGAAACCATCATCCTGCATTGTACGCCCGGTATCGGAGATATGAAAAACATAGCAGATTATGTCACAAATAAACAAATATGCGGATAAGGCCGCCTACGAATCGGACACTGCGCGGCTTAGAACCCTCTCGTCGGAATCCTACATCGAGAACGACGGCGTGCTGCTTTACGACGGTGTGAATGCCGTGGTCCCGAAATCCGCCGCCGGTGTCGGGGACCTTGTCGTGTTCAACAAGACGGAGGGAGTGTTGAAATTCATCAAAGGCGCTACGCTCGTTGCAGATAAGATGCCCGCCGAATTGGTTCCCGCGGGCGTGGTGTACGGCCGACACGGCGATAAGGTGCGGATCGTGTCGCTGGAAAATGCGATCGTCAACGGATCGGATGAGATGCGTTGGGCGAATTCATACGAAGTAGCCTTGTGGGGTTTCGATCTTGCAGCGGGCGGAACCGCCGTTCTTACATTTGGAACCGGAATTTATAAAGTCGATTTGCCTTTGACATGGAGCGCGGGTGCGAAACTTTCGGATATTCATGCTCAAATCAACTCATTCGTAACCGGGCAAATCAAGGATTACGGCTGGGCGTCGAGTGTTGACGAGGCAAATTCGCGTATCATCATGTCTTCGAATACGTGGTCGCCCGTCTTTTCGACTATTGGCGTCGTAAGCGGTTGCCAAATCACAAGGCCGCCGGAAGACGTGGACTATCAAACAACGTTGACAGGGGTACTAATAGAGGGAACCAACGATTATATACGATGCAAAAACGGCGTCAATGTATCGTTTGCGGGCTGCAATCCCGAAAGATTCCTGCAATATTACTCTATAAATGGCCGCGACGCGACAAACATCGTTCCGGGCAGTTCGATAATTATCCGGGAAAGTGCCTTTACGGAAGAGGCCAACCCGGAATTGGTCGCCGCCTATGCGACATACCGAGATTATTTGTTCGGGGAGCACTTGGCCGAATATCCATCGGCCTATGGTACAATGCTGCGCGATGGCAGGATGAATACTGCGAAGATCGGCGGGCTACGGTTCGTTAACATTCACGGCGAAAGCGTCCTCCGTTATCCGGCCGCAGCGGCCGCGCTCGGCTACGGCGTCACGGTCGAAGGAATGACTACCGGGCTGGAAGCCGGGGCATGGTGGCTGCCGTCGGCCGAGGAAGCGTATTTGTTGATGCGGGACCGTGTGTTGACAGCTGCGGATGTCGCAAAAGACCCCGTTAACCTCTCACTAACCCGGCTCGGTAAGGCAACCTGCTATGGAGGTGGGTATTATATTAAAACCTCATGCGAGTATAGCGCTAATTCATCTTTCGTATACGAAGGCTTGGCGGGTTATATAGGTTCGCAGTACAAAGCATCTAAGGCGCATGTCCGCCCCGTATCGGAAATTTAGAATCATGGAAACACAACAGCAAATCAACATCCTCGAATCGCGGCAGCTGGAACTGCGGGCGATTATGGCCCAGTCCGACGACCGGGCAGTCAAATGCTTCAAGAACGGCATATCGTTCAAGGAGACCTATCCGGAAGACTATGCCCGGTATGAGACGGCCAACGCAGAGTACAACAAGAACGAACAGACGCTTGCCCGGCTCAAAGCCAAGCGGGCCGAAGAGCTGGCCGCGGAAGAAGAACAGAGACTTAAAACCGAACAGCTATGAAAAAACTACTCGACTATCTGGCCCGGCCCGTGCTGGAGCTGGCTGACAGAATTCCCTACAAACGCTACGTCTACTTCACGGCGGGCGTGCTTATCGCCTGTCTCGTGCTGATGGCGGCGATTTTCTGCAACGCCCCGGTGTGGGCCGCGCTCATCATTTCGGCGATCGCCGTGAATCTCGCCGCCTTCTGGAAGGAGTACTGGCACGACGCGACGCCCGAACCGCGCGACATCGTAACGGCGGTGCTCGGCGGCGGGGTGGTGTGGATCACCGTGCTGGCGCTTATTTTCGTCGAATTTCTAAAGGGGTAGTATACGATGGATTGGATGTCGCTGTTGTCGAGTATTGTGACCGCTATTTTGACCGGCGGCGGTATTACGGCATTCCTGTACCGCAAGGAGAATAAACGCGCCAAACAGCTCGAAAACGAGACTACGGCGTCATCGCAGTGGCGGGAACTTTACGAACGCGCCGAAGCGCGTGCCGACGCGCTGAGTGTAAAGGTAGACGAGCTTTACAAGAAACTGAGCTGCCTTCGGGATGAGAACAACGGACTCACCACCCAAAACGCCGTGCTGAAAATCCTGAAATGCAAGCGGATCGAATGCTCGGACCGGCAGCCGCCGATCGGCAAGAAGGGGGAATGCAATTTCAGGACCAATGCCATCGAGCTGCCTGATAGCGGATTTCAAGTCTCGGACGAACAATAATAACCCACTGAATAATGAAGCATTTTACAATGGCGGAACTGACGGCTTCCGCTACGGCCCGCGCAAAGGGCCTCGACAACACCCCGACGGCGCAGCACCGCGCCAATATCGAAATGTCCGTCGCGCAGGTGCTCGACCCGCTGCGGGAGGCATGGGCCGTCAAATGTGCGAATAATCCCGGCTGGGGCAGCCCGGCTATCCGCGTATCTTCCGGGTACCGCGGCTTTGCGCTCAACAAAGCGGTCGGCGGCTCTGCGACGTCGGCGCATTGTGTCGGCTTCGCGTTCGACCTCGTGCCGGGCAACGGGCGGCTGGCCGACTTCAAGCGGTTCTGCCGCGACTGGCTCAAGGGCCGTCCGTTCGATCAGATGATTTCCGAGGATGAGGATGCGGCCGGGACGCCCCGCTGGGTCCATATCGGCTATAAGAACCGGCAGGGCGGACAGCGTCGGCAACTGCTGACGATGCGGAACGGCAAGTATTATCCGATGACGGCATGAAACGGCTGCTGGAAATAATCCTCCTCGTCACGCTGTTCCTGCTCGGCTACCGCTTCGGCCGCCGGTCGGTTAGGATCGTGACCACGGAGACGACGCGCATCGACACGGTGTTCTATCCGAAGCCGGAGCCGGTCCGCGTGCTGCCGCCGACCTTCGCGTCGGTCAAGGTTCCGCGCCTGCTGTTCGCACCGCGCGACACGGTTCCCCGGACTGTGATCGCCGACGGCCCGGACAGCATCGAAATCCCGGTAACGGTCGAGCACAAAGAGTACGGTGACAGCACCTACCGGGCGCAGGTCAGCGGCCCGCGGATCGGCACCCTCGGTCCGTCGCTCGACTGGATCGAAACCTACAACCACACGGTCACCCGACAACAGACAATCACCCGGCGCAGCCGCTTCGCCCTGACCGCCGGAGTCGGGGCCGCGTACACCCCGCAGGGATTTCAGCCCTATGTCGGAGTAGGGGCGGGAGTGATATTGTGGAAATGGTAGTTCGCGGCTTACGCATGCAGAGAAGAAAAAGCCCCCGACCAAAAGTCGGGGGCGCTCTCTTTTCAATAGAAAAGCTGTCAAACAATAACTACAGAGAGAGAGCAGATAATTGCGCCGTAATGGCCCGCAAGCCGCTTTTTATGCGTTCGATCTGCGGCGGCCGGGGATTCTTTGCCCCCGTGGCGTAATGTCCCAGCTGGCGGGGCGAAATACCGGATGCCTGCGCCAATGCCGAACGGGAAACCAGCCCTTCAGCGACATGGACCAATGCACGGCCGTTTAATTCAAACTCTAATTCATATTCACCGTCGAATACGGCGGGAATTTCGTAACCGTCTTCCCGCATTCCCTCCAAATGAAATTCGAGTGCTGCAGCGAATTCCTGTTTTATGCCCTCCAACGAGTGCGCCGTGGCAATACAGCCGGGAGCATCGTCGCAACTTGCGCTATAATTCTGATCCCACCCGATCAGTACGTTTATTTTTTGCATATTTCTTTGTTTTTGGGCAGGTTGGCCTAATGCCAACCCGCCTGATTATAAATACTGTGGATATTGTTTTCGTCAATCGTATCGCTCGGCTTCCCGTTTACTGTTACCAATCCTTTTTTTATCGGGTGGCCGAATTGCCGGTGACTGCCTCTTTGCCGCTTTAGATACCAACCGTCATCGGCCAACATCTTTAAAATCTCTCTGACTTTGTAACGTTTCATAACTCGTGTTTGTTATTGTTTGACATTACAAAGGTAGTAAAATTACTACTAATTGCAAATAAAAAAGTACTTTTTTTACTACCTTGCGCAAAATTTATTCCGAATTTCCTGCTTGAAAATATGGCGCGTTCTATTAACATTGCCGGAGTTGCGAAGCATATCGCTCGATGGATGTCGTTAGAATCTTTGCGTATATTTGTGTTATTGCGATATTTTTATGGCCGAGCATTCGAGCCACGACCTCTATAGGTACATCCCGGTTAAGGGCGATCGTGGCGAAAGTATGGCGGGCAAGGTGGGATGTGAGCGATTTGCCTGTGCCCAGTCTCTCTTCGATAATATGCAGGTAGTCGTTGTACTTCTGATTCGAAATAATTGGCAACTTGTAATTATAGCGCTTCAACACCTCTAATGCCGGCGGGAGAATTGGTGTGAAGAAGTGCGATCCGGTTTTAAGGCGGGCGCCGTCTATATAAGGATAGCCGTTTCTGGACACAACATCAGTGTGATAGTTGAAGCGCGCCAAATCTGAATACGCCAGCCCGGTATTTGCGCTAAATACAAATAAATCGCGGACGCTGGCGAGTTTATCGGGCAATTCCAATTCGATCATTTTTTGCATTTCGATCTCAGTCAGCGGGGTCCGTTCTTTTGCTTGTCCCCGCGCGTCCTTAAATATGTTGTACGGGTTTTCCTTGATATACCCAAGATTGAATATTTCCAATACGTACGGCTTTATCGCTTTGTGATAGTTGTGCAATGTCGATTGGCTTCTGTTCACGATTCTATGGCCGTCTGCGTCGAAAATTTCCGGGTCTTCGTCTCTCAGGAAGATGTCGAAGCGGCTTATATTTGCCGCTGTTACTGATGCAAACGAACGGATACGGCCGAAACGTTTCAGGGCATTATATGCGACAAGTTTCCGCCGACGTGACGATTCTTTCATTGTCTGGGTCGTGATGCGCTCGTACATATAGGTTAAAAAAGACCCTTCGCCATGCGTGGCCGTATCGTCCATATAAGCGTTGAATGACTGTAAATCCAATGGGACGCCGCCGGCCTCCATGCGCAACAGCATTTTTTCATATTGCATGCGCATCCCCTCCAATTTTACCATTAGTGAGTGCGCGGAAGGGTGGTTGATAATCTTCCCCTCGTGCCATTGGTGGGGAAGCAGCAT